TTGGGTGCCGAGCTTCTCGATCGATTGCAGCGACACACCACCAGTTTTACTGATGGAGGAGTTGAGGGCGTCAAAGCCCTTCTCGTCGCCGCCGCGATACTTAAGCATCTCGGTGAGGTTGGCATCCAGATTAAGTGCAGCCATGATCTGGGTCTCTGGATAGGAGATCTTCGAGCCCTTGGACTTGCCGGTCGGCTGGCCGGTAAAGTCATCCACGGACTTAGTGTCCTCAGGAATCGAGATCTTCTTGACCAGGAGCTGCGCTTGACGGCGCAGGGGGAGATCAACCACCAAGTAGCGAACCGGTGAGAGATACGGCGGAATATCGTTGCCATTGTCGATCAGAATCCGTTCGAAGAAGTTATGGCCCAGTTCGTCAGCCAGCTTCAGGTTCCGATCGATGTCCAGCGACGACTTCGCCAGGTTCGGCGCAACCACTGCCAGCCGAATCTCCTGTCGCTCGAGCTTTTCCATCCACACAGCAAACGCTGCGTCATCCATTCCCGCGAAGAGGTTCGCGTACAGATCTCGGTTACCCGAGTCCGGGATCAATTTCTCGATCCATTCGAGAATTACAGCCTCTGCGGCCTTGCGGTTGCCTGCCATGATGTCGTGGTCCTTTCTTGCCAGTCCAGGTCCGGGTCCACCAGGTTCACGCTCACAGCTAAGCCCTGACTTTCACAGAGCTTGAACATATGGCGAGTTACAGGTGACACTCCGTCCCAGTAGGCGATGAGATGGGTTCCCACTTGTGCCGTTTGAGCATTACACGCAAACTCTGCGCTACGGCCTTGATTCCGGTCGGCAGGAAACTCTGCCCACGGGAAGCCGTTCTCTTGGCACCAGCGGATAATCATATCATCAGCGCCCTTGCTGGCCTTACAGGACACAAAACAAATCAGAGGCAGGTCGACGAGATCATCTCGGAGCAGCCGTCGCTCTAAACAATCACAGAACAAATCGTAATCGTTAAAGTTCCAGCTGCCGGTTACGATGATGATCGCATCGTAGATGTCAGTGGTGCAGGACTCTCGACTAATCTGCCATCCAGCACTGCCGTCGTACGTCAGTCGCGGATGCCTTAGTTCGCGGCAGCCGATTGGGGTGCGTTTTTGATCAGGCACGGCAGGATCTTGTCCTCGAAGAGGCGCTTCCAGTCATCGGCCGTACCGCCGTCGACCAGGCAGAAACGCTCCTGGGTCGTGTTGGCTTGGAGGTTGCCCAGGACCAGACGCAGTTGACGGTTCACGAGAAAGCGGTGAATGCCAAACTCGTGCGTCGTAAACGCATCGGGATGCAGGCCGCCTTGCCAGTAGCTCGGATTCGGGTGACCGCTCTCGCTCAGACGGTTGGTAACGTAATCGACCAGGTTGGCTTCGAGCGTGGGCGCTGCAGGTGCTTGTGCTTCTTGTGCAGCTTGTTCGGGATTCAGGGCAATGCCGGTATTCATGTTGGTGCTCCTACACGCGGGGATGAATCCCGCGGATGATTTCTCTGGGATAGGTCGAGCCGTCGGCCCGGCCACGATATTCGAAACGGCCGTCTTCGAACTCGCTCTGACAGCGAATACAGACGCGACCGTCTTTCATGCGGTAGGCGTAGGCCGGTTCACGGGTCGCCTCGATCACGTATTCCGTCGGCAATCCAGCGACCACGTAGATGCCGCCAGACTTGATGTGCTCGACCACGTCATTGATCATGAACTTGACCGGCGACACCACAGGAATTTCTTGCTTATTTTCGCTCATACTGACCCAGGGCTTTGAAGCCATTGTAAGGTTCGACGATCCGCTTGCCGCACTCGTCACACACGTGCTGAGCGAGAACCAGATCGGTCTTCACCATCGTGCGTTTCGAGTGCTTGCAAAGCGCTTCTTTGATCCAGCGCGTCAGGCGTGCCATTACGCAGCAGCCTTCAGTGCATCTACGGCGACCGGGTACCAGTACGGATGGTACAGACCCTTGCGCATGCGCAAGAGATCCATGGTCGAGAGGAACGGCAGCGGATGGTTTTCATCCGTGGTCCACCAGCCGCGCGTATTGAGCAGCGTGTCCCAGTCGTAACCCTTCGCCTTCAGGTCGTTGTATAGTTCTTCCGGCGTGCACATCAGGTCGTCGAGGTGATGCCACATGTACGACATCTGGCACAGTTCCGATGTGATGTTCAACGCACGACGCAGCTTCGGATCTTCGTCGATCTTCGAACGTACCGTGGTCCGACCCAGCTTGACGTCCGGGTAGATAGCGAGTGCGTAGTTGATCTTGCTGCCGACCAGACCGTAGTAGTCCTGTTCACGGATGTGATGGAATTCGGTCAATGACGGCAACACGCCTTCGGTCTGCGAGACGATCAGGGTGATCGCCATGCCAGAGGGACCCGACTTCGAACGCAGGTTGCGCAACTGGACCGTGTTCAAGTCCGTGTCGAGCTTCATCTTGTCGTCCGAGTCACGCGGGTATTCCGGACCGTTCTTGTCTGCGGCGATCAACGGACTGGCGTTGTACGCATGCCAGCAGTTGTGCGTGATGAAGGTGAACTTGTCGGTGGTGCCCTTGATCTTGTCGCCGTTCTTCAAGTGCTTGAGCTTGACGATCGGAACCGAGCCTGCTGGGCCCGCATTCTGCATCGTCGATTCCTTGCCGATGTGCGCCGTCATCAGCGAGTAGTTGTTCGCTTGGCCATTCAAGCGCGGTGCTTCCATCAGCAGGCGCAGCTTGGCCAGACCTTGACGCATGTGGATGGTGTTACCACCCGACTCGCCCAGATCGTTCTTGTCCTGCATGTCCATCACGTCCGAGGTTTCGAATTCCGTGAAGGAGTCGATCTCGTTGAACGTCGGGATGATCATCTTGAGTGGTCCCGAACGATCGCGATTCCAGAACGGCGTATCGACCGACCACTTCGCGGCGTTCTTGGCTTTGTCTTCCAGGAACTCGCGTTGCTTGGCGTACCAGTCATCGCCGGTGTGCATCGTCTTGTCGGTGATAATCCAGCGACCGGTTTGCAGCACGTCTTCTTCGTGCAGGCCTTCGACGCGACGGATCATTTCCGCCAAGTGCCATTCCTGAATGTTGACTTCGGTGTCGTACGTGCTGGCCGAACCCCGTTCGAAGCGTGACATCGCCGTGAGCATCTGGTAGTGCATCACCGTCGACTTGAAGTTGTTACCGATACCCACGACCCCCGTGAGCGTTGCCAGACCGCCATTCAGGATGTGCTCACCCCGACGGCCTTCGATATACGTCCCGGTCGGGATGTCCATCAACGCCCCGATGTTGATCATCAGCTTGACCGGCGGCGCAGCAGTAATTTTAGGTTGGAGAAATTCCATTGCGTTGACTTTTGTTAGAGAGACGGGAAACAGAGCCTTACAAATGATGGCGTTTGACGGTGAAATTTACTACTCTCGCGTAAGTCGTGCGCGCATGTTATGGCAAACACGTTCTCTTTCACACTGAAGGACACCTATGGACTCGCTTCAAACTCTGCGTCACCATCGTGACGTCGTGGCGCTGGAGACTTTCAGCGTCCAGACTCTCGATGTCACCAGCATGCTCAAGAAGGTCATGCCGGACATCAAATCGCATTTCAGCAACTTCGTGGCGCGCTTCTCGGCCAACGACAAACCGATCCCGCTCTCGCGCGATCAACGCAACTTCATCAAGCTTGTCGAGAAACACAACTTCGTCGACATCAGCCCGCTCGCCGTGGTGGTGCCCGAAGGCTTCGACGCTGACTTCGTCGTACTCGGCAACGTGCTGCATCAAGCCGCTGACCATGCGCTGAAGGTGCGCGACCTCCTGAATACGTACACCACGTATCTGGCCATGCTCATCACCAATGAGTTCCAGCGCTTCGAGACGAAGAACAGCGTCCAGGTGTACCAGGGCATGCAAACGGAACGTGACCAGATCCTGAAGGAAATGGGCGCGCTCTTCAAACCTGGCAGCCACGAGACCAAGCGCAAGTACGGCGACGTCGTCTCGCGCAACAAGGACTGGGAAATCGTCTTCGGCGAAGTCGACGCACTGTCCAAGCAGATGAACTCCGTTGACCGTACGGCCCTGAACCACAAGGTCAAGGAAGCCGGTCAGTTGATGGACAAGGTCATCAGCCTGCTCAAGGATGGCAAGCTGGAATCGAGCGCACCCGAAGTCGCCCAGGAACTCGCCGAAGGTGCGTTCCAGATCGCCAGCGAGCTCGAGTTCTTCTCCGTCATCTACTACCGTGTACTCGCCTACGCTACGGCAGTGAACGCCAGTGTCGACAAGATCACCGAGATCCTGAAGTAACGGCATAAACCCACTAGCTCTCCCAATCGTTCGGGCGGGCTAGTGGGTTATGACCTTCTTCGCGATGCCAGGATTAACCCAGCACTTCCGACTTGTGATGCACGAACTTCTCGAGATCTGCATCCAGATCACCTTCTCGGCCGTAACGCAAACAGCGAGGAATGCAGGCTTTGATCTGTTGGACAAGATCTCTGATCGTGGCTTCAGGGAGCGGACCCCCCTTGCCAAGCATTTCAATGGCGTCGACCGAGCGCTTGCCGTCCCAAATCGCGCGAGAAAGCGATGCTGGCCACTTCATCGCATCCTCCGAGCCCGCCAGATCCATAAGACTGTTGAGCTTGCGAAGTGTCGTGACGTCCAGGTCTTGAGTCTCCTTGGCCCGCGCCGCGAGCGACGTGAACAGGATCAGTCGCTTGGTACGACCAGGCAGTGACGATTCCAGGAGACTTGCGACGCCGGACTTCAGACGTGCAGTTAACCGTTGCATAGGGCAGAACTCCAATAGAGCTACACTTGACGGTAAAAAGATGCAGCCCTCATAGGTTAGCGGGATTGCGGTGTCACAATTCGCACGTTGGAATACAGTCCCGCCCAGATACCGACACAACCGTCGATCTCAATGACCGAAGCGTAACGGAAAATGTGCGGGGCCTCCAGCCAGCTGATAAGGCTGACTTTCGGATGAGACGTCTCGAGCCGCTTCAGAGCGTTCCGATCGATGAGGTCAATGCCAAGTGTCAGGATCACTGGCGCAGACGAAATACCCTCGTCCGTCTTATAATTGGCATTGACTTCGAGTGCCGCAAACCCGACGTTGTATTTCGGATTTAGCGTGCAGATGTCGACCGTCTCTTTCTTGACGACTTTTTGACTCTTCTCATAAAGTATGTCAGTGAGATCCGTGACAACGACGTCCGGGTCCTTCGACAGATACTGATTGAGCTTCTGTGTGAGCAGCTCAACGTTCTCTACCGCGCGCATGGCCAAGTGCGGCGGTCTCAACTCACGAGTGATCGGCTCCTTCTGCTTGTCCTTGTCGAGGCTGTGTAGATCGTAGGTATCCAGTCGCGACGGGTCGTTTTGAACCATCACGAGCGGACCATGATCGATCAGCTTCTTGTGGATGTCCGGACGATAGATAAAGTCCAGACGCGCTTGGGCGAGAGCCATAACGTTATCGGCCAGTTTGCTCTGATACCGGCGAACCAGTTCGAGCACTCTGTCCGGTTCCGCGAGTTTAATCACAGCGAATGCACCGTCAGAGATTCGCTTACCCGGATGTTCTTCTTCCTTGCCATTGCCGAGATAGTACACACCCGGAAGACAATACTCCTCACAGGTGTTGAAATACATCCGCGGCATGGAAATGAACGGATGTTTCTCCGTGTCGTACTTCCAATAGCCCTCGGCTTCGTCCGTGGTGAGATCCGAATAGGCCACGACTGCGGGACCATCGGGATTGAACTGCCACGGCTTACCAAAGAGCAACTGCTGGGCCTTCATCACACCGATCGTTGCTGCCTGATCGGCCAACTCGTTGCCGAGATGGTCATTGTGACCTTTGATCCAGTCGACACGAACTACCACGCCCCGATTCACCAGCACATCACGAGCACTTACCAGCTTCTTCCAGTACTCGCTGTTCTTGACCGGAAAGCCATCGACCTTGATCCAGTTGTTACGAATCCAAGCCGGGACATACTCAGCCAAGCCCTTGCAGACGTATTGGCTGTCCGCTCGAATCTGGACCACCTTTACGTCGAACTGCGCCGCGTGTTCCAGTGCTGCAGTCGCAGCGACCAGTTCCGCGATGTTGTTCGTGACCGGTTCGGCAAACCAGCCGTAACCATCCACGTAGTTGACCGGCATGACTTCCAGATACTTCTTGCGACCCAACGGATTGTCGAGCCAGTATTGGAAATCTTCCGGACCCCAGTCGAGTTCCTTCTGCTTGTTGTAATCCGCCTTGGCGTGATACCCGTCGACGGTCAACACATGGTCCGGATTACCCGAACCCTTCTTCGGTTTCACGGCACGGTACAGATAGCCGTGGATGCCCCAGCCTCCAGGACCCGGATTGGGACGCGCACCACCATCCGTGTGGTACACGACACCCAACGGCGCATCCGTGAGCATCTGTGTCTGTTTGATGACTTTAGCCGTGGGGGCTTCTTCGTCTGAGACCGCGGGGATGATCACCGGAATAACTTCCGGTTGTGCTGTAACGATACTAGCCATACGCTGTAATCCTTTCTTTTCTAATCTTACCGAATCAGACTTGTTCGGACTCGTCAGACTATCCGCCAGCGCAGTAGAATGTACTTTGTGAGTCCGTTCGGCCCTCGCCTCATTCAGTAGGTAAGGTTGATCGTGGTGCAGGCCAATGTAGTCCTGCGCTACCTCCTTCGAGACCTGCTGAGGGAGGTTGATGTAGTAGAAATCAAAGGCTCGCTTACCTTCCTTAAATGCTCGTTGCAAACCCTTGTTTTCGGCTACACCCCGTTTCAAAGCACGTAGGTGTTTAAGACGACCTCGGTACAGGTGCTTGGTCTGCCCGAAGAAGACTTCATCAGTCAAAGGGAAATAAATCGCATACACACCCGGCAAAGGAATACGCTTGCGTAAATCCCCATGGACATAAAGCGATAGATTGGATTGAAGCCAATCTTGAATGGTAGAAGTCGTCATGTTTAAGGGGCGGGTCTGTCGCAGAACATGACCCTACCCCGTCAAAAAAGCATTTTTTTACTGCTGATGCTGCATGATCCAGCGGCGGCAATCAGCCATGTAGCGGGCACGTTCACCGTTCTTCTGATCACGGATTTTGCTGGCGTAAGAACGCAGCTCGTCGATGTGATTGGTCAGCAGTGCGATGATCGCATCCTTGTCTTTCGGGCTGAGTTGCTTCAGCTGATCGTCTGGCAAAGGCGGCAGCCCAGGGACTGCTGCCAGCTTAGCCGTCGGACACAGCGTTTGCCCCCGCTCATCCCGTGTAGCGACCAGGGGGTTGGGGTTGACAGTTTCGACCACGGTCGGATCGCTGGCAGCCTCATCGCTGCCGAAGATCTTATTCCAGAAGCCCTTGTCATCCTTAGTGCTCTTCACCTGCCCCTGGTGTTGAGCGGCCTGATCGTACGTGTTAAAGCTATTGCACCCCGTAAGGCCGATGGCCAGCACTACAGCGTATTTGAGAAATCTCATGTTCTTCTACCTACCGTTGATGCCGCTCACGCTGAGCAATCGCACTAAACCGCGACAGCGTGTCGTCGTAACTGGACCACTGCTGCACCGTCGCCGTGGGAACTTCCGGCGCACTTGCCGGAGAGCGATAGCCAGCGGGCAGTGAGTCAGTAACTTTGGCAGCGGCGATGTCCGTCTTCACCTTGGTCGGAGGCGTTGGCGGCGCAGGCTGCTTAGTATCGTCAGACTTCTTCAAGTCATCGTATCTGTGCTTCAGGTCTACGTAGTCTGCGGAGATGCGGACAATGTTGGGGACCAGCCAAACGTTCAAGATCACCGAGCCAATGATCCCAAGGATCACAAAGACTCGCCCTTTGTTTGTCTTGAGGGCTTCCCGGAGCGTCTTCTTCCCCAGAAAAAGCTCCTTTAGAAACGGCCACAAGAGGGTAACAGTTTTCCATGCCAGCATGATAACCCCTATTGCTTCATTTTATGCTTAGTTTTATTCTAATCGATTTCCGACACATTGTCACGCACTGTGTCAACGACCTGTGATTTGCTGGAGAGACCTCGATGTACACTCTGAAAGGTTTTGCGACGCATGGCCTGTTCGCAAACAATACGCCGGGCACCACCAATGCGATTGGTGAAATCTCGACGATCTCGCGCACGTACTCCCAGGACGTCGGGGAATACGTTGACCAAACCAACGCGCCGAATCTGACGCTGCTCTCATTTTTGAGCGCCACGGATGGAACGGCCCAAGTGGTCGATTCCGATCTAGCGACTCGTGTACTGAAGATCTGTGCCTGGTTCTACAACCAGACCCTGCAAAACGCTGGCCAGCTGTACGCGGATCAGTTGCTTGCTGGTGCACTGACCCAGTTCCAGACGATTGCCAACACGTTCCAGTCGGGCGCCATGGTGACTGACGGGACACACTGGGTGCCCGAATGGGTGAGCTGGACGGATCTCGCCACGCCGGGTTCCTTCATCCGCATCTGGTTGGCAGATGGCAGTTTCCAGTCCCAGTACGACGAGTTCACGATCGTCATCGTGCCGCCGATTACCCCGCTCGACGATTTCTTTAAGGCTGCTTCGTCGGTGCTCGCTGAAGTCAACGCTGTGACGGTGCCGCAGTTGATGGTGAACGTCAACACGGCCAAGGCAGGTCATCCCGAGTCGGACATCATCACGATGGTGTACGACTGGAACGATCCGAACAATGCTGCTAATCTGATCCCGACGAACTGGACCATCATCCTCTACGGGATGGCGGGCGATAACGTCGACTCGATCAGTGACGCGCTGGAAGCCTACATTCTGGCCAACAGCTCGCACACCCGTGATGAGTGGGTCGCGATCTTCCCGGACATCTTCAAGCGTTCGGAGGTCACGATGGTCCCTTTGTGGCAGAACGTCGCCATTGCGGGCCGGGCTAGTGGCTCCAGCGATGCGTCGGCGGTATACAGCCCCATTGCGAACCTGTCGGCAACGCTTGCGCTGCTTCCCCAGTTCGCTAGTTATCCTTCTGCTCATATCAATGCTCACGGCACGGTGATGGCTCACCCGTATAAGTCGTTGCAAATTGGTGTGATCTGCTCGGATCAGAACCGCAACAACCTGTTTGAACTGCAACAGATCTTCCCGGATTTGATCGCCGTGTCGTCGACCTCGACGGACTTCGCCCGCATGAGTCAGGCTACGCAGACGTTCTTGCAAGCGCTGGCTGTGATGATCCAGGTGGCTGAGACGATGACACAGTACTCGAGCATTCCGTTGGGCTACACCAAGCTCCTGCGTAATGGCATCCTGTACATCGTCTACAACTACAACACGATCGACTACCTGGTCGCTGCCAAGTCGAACACGCAGTTC